TACAGTTCATAGAAATGGTTTCTACCCATTGGTGTTCCTATGAACATTGCTCTACCCTTCTGATCCGCTAAAGCAGGTCTAAGGATTTGTTCGAACACCTGTGGCTTCATGTCTGCATACTCATCCATCACTAAGTATTTAAGACTGACACCACGCATAGTCTCTGGTCTATCAGCACCCTTTAGCGATATCATGGCTCCATTCACTAAAGTAATCTGCATGTTATTCACATGACTACCTTTAATGACTGTATGGCCTAGCTCTAACAGCGTAGTCCACATAATATCTCTAGCTTGTCCCTGCGTTGGTGCTACATACCAGACATGACCTTTCTCAGTCTGTAGTGCCTCTATGATCAGTGTCCAAGCTGCTAATCTTGATTTACCTGTACGTCTACCAGCAGCAATGATCTTAAACCTTGCTGGATCTTTAAAGACATCTTGTTGCCAAGGAAGAAGTGCTACGTTTAAATTACTCATCGTCTTCTTCTTCGTAATCAATCAATGTTGTTTCTACCTCTACAGGTTCATGCTCAATCATCTCTACTGGATTGTCATTCACTCCAGTGATGTTGATGGTAATGGCTCTAGAGCCTCCAGCAACACCTTTATCCTCAAAGTAAGATACTGGCAACATCCTATCAACACATAACTTCAGTGCTGCCATCTGATCCTTATCCTCATCATTAAGAGCCTTATGTACTATCTTCCTGATGATAGCCTGTGAGTGTGTCAGCAACAGTGAAGCTGTTAATTCTTTAATCCTTGCTGCTTCACCAGGAGGTCTACCTCTTTTAGCTCTCTTAATGTACTTCTTTACTTCTTCTTTTTTAGGTCTTCCTCTTTTTCTTTTTTTCGCAGGCACTTTCTTTTCTTCATTGACTGCCACGACATCCTGGCTGACCGATGAAGGTAGCGAACAAAGATCAGATATAACTTCAGTTTTAATTTCGGACATCACTACCTCTATATAGTTTCTCTGCCGGAAGGCAGGACTGTAGGGTGTATATAATTTTATGTATCTACAATGTAGTGTATGACGATAAGTTATATGTCTATTACTGAATGGTTCTTATACAATGTTTTGTTCATAGCCTACATAGAAGTATCTATTCTAGCATATTTTTAAGAGTTTGTCAAGTTATTTCTTCATATTCAGTGCAGAATCTGTGTTTGAACCAGACATGCAGGAATCATGCCAACATAGGCTATGGCGGGACTCCATTAACATGGTGTCAGAGGCTCCGCAGAGGCTATATTTATAAGTCATTGATTCTAAAGAGATTTCTTATTAGTAATCGATTATCATTAGCATTGTCTATTTTGCTCTTTTTTGAGGCTATAGAGCTTTCCTATTTTGCTCTTTTTTGTGGCTAGGTAGCACCACAACAATCTACTACACAACTACACCCCTCCCCCCTATGTTGATAACCTGTGGATAACTATGGTGTTATCTGTGGATAACCTGTTAGTAACCTGTGGATAACTCTGTATATCTCACAATGTGAAATGTTGTCTGTGGATAACTGTGCTGGATCTGTGCTGGTAACTGTGCAGAGTCTGTGAAGGTATGTCTATGAAGCACCCTACAATGACACTTGGTTGACCCTACATTGATACCTACAACGACATTTGATTGATACCTACGACGATAGTCGATTGATTGTTGTATTCGAACAACACTACCATTCATCCTGGATTATTGTCCGTTCATCGGATAACCCTGAAATACCGTTGACAATGCAAAATCAGTTAGTTAGTATGCATACATCAACAAACAACAAGGAGTAAATCAAATGGCAATGCAGGCAGCAGAGTATAGTAAAACTCAAGTAAAAATCAGTGTTACATCAAAGCTTGATGGTATTCGATCGTGGTCCCTTCAGGCATTAGATACTTGTCCTGGTTCGAAGGCTAGCGACGGTTCGCTTGTTGATGCTTGCAAGGGTTGCTATGCAACTACTGGCAACTACAATTTCGCTAATGTCAAAGCACCAAGACTTCATAATAGGGAAGACTGGCAGCGTGATAGTTGGGTTGATGATATGGTTAAAGCTTTAGATTCGGATCGATACTTCCGCTGGTTTGATAGCGGTGATATGTACGCAATCGGATTAGCAGAGAAAATGCTCGAGGTTATGCAGCGTACACCGTGGGTTAAACACTGGTTACCGACTAGGATGTACAAGTTTTCTAAGTTTCAAGATATCATTGCTAAAATGGATGCACTGGACAATGTTGTAGTTCGCCGATCCTCGGATTCTATTGTCGGCGAAGTATTGGATGCACCCTGGTCCAGCACCATTGCAACAAGCTTCGATGCTGATAATGTCAAAGTATGTGACGCATATCAGCATGGTGGCAAATGCAATGGCTGCCGTGCTTGTTGGGATAAATCAGTTAGCACTATTGGCTACATTGCCCATGGTGTTAAAATGTCCAAAGTAATCAAACTAAAGGTAATGTAATGAAAAACTTTAAGATTGTCGGTTATCTAGTCACGTACTATCTAAGCTTAGAAGGAGGCTTAGAACACTTGGATAGGTTCAATACGTTAGATGAAGCTGAGGACTTCGTTGATCGTTTAGAACCTGAAGAGTACTGGATCAACCCTATCGTAGACTTATCTGGAGATTAGACATGCAATCTATTGACTTTGTGTTGTATCTTGGTGGAAGTGCTTTCGGTGTATTGTTCGCTGTACTTATCTTTTTAGGGGTTTAACATGTATTGGTGCGATTCTTACGGACTCATTGAGCTTAATATCACTAAAAAACAAGCTCATATAGGCTACCATCAAGGACAATGTGATAAAGACATTAAAGATCTTAGGGGTATTCCTACTATCAACAGACAATTGGATAAGCTTAAACCTGACATTGTGGCCCGTGTTTTAAAAGACTGTGGCGCATGGGATGACGATGATTTGTCTAATCATGATGATAACCTTGATCGCCTATTGTGGATTGCTTGCGGTGATATTGTAGAAAACAACGTTTAGGGAAAGACTGAACAATGAATGCAACACTGCATTAGGTAATAGAAAACTGTTTACAGTGATGGATAGACTTGTTTTCTTAGAATCTTACTATGACGTTAAACTTCAAAAGCAAAGGAGTTTATGGACTGATGACGAAATTGATGAACTTGGGCGAAACCTTAAAGACTTTGTTAGAGCTAGGCAAGAAATGTCTAGTCGTTTCATGTATAAAATAAGAGCCATTCAAAGCCGTCAAATAAGGCCTGAGACGTTTCCGTCCTTTGCGGAGTCCACCTTAGCCTAGATCGTCGCTTCTAGGCCTGTTTTAATCGATTCTAGAGGGTATTCTATGACTAAAGAGATGTTGGATGAGTTACTGTACTTAATCGAGCTTCAAATTAAGGCTAACATAGCCATTGCACTTGGCCATGCTGATGCTGCTGATAAAGAAGCAGAAAAAGAACATGTTCAGTATTACAGACTTGTTTCGTTGATTGACTCTATGAAGGATGATCTAAAGTGAAAAGGACTACCTTTGAACGCTGGCGTAAGAAAGTAGACATGAAAGGTCCAGATGATTGTTGGGAATGGTTAGGTTTTAAACATAGGAGAGGTTATGGGCAATTTCATGTTCAAAGGGACACAGAATATAAATTTTCACTTGCACATAGGTATGCTTATGAATACTACAAAAATAATGAACAGCCTGTACCAAGTAACCTTTGTGTTTGCCATCATTGCGATAATCCCGGCTGTGTTAACCCTAATCACTTGTTTTTAGGAACTCAAAAAGACAATGTACAAGACATGATAAGGAAAGGAAGAAGAGTTAACCCAAACCCTAAAAAACACACTGAAGCTGAGGTTGAAAAGATACGAAAAGATTATTTATCTTTACTATCCTTAAGAAAAACAGCAGCCTTAAACAACACCAGTACGGCTACAGTTCACAACATAGTTAAACAAAGATACTCATACGAAAGGTAGGGACGGAAGATTAGATGCTTATCATGTAATGAAGCCTTAAGTGACTACGAAGCCTCTAGGCGTAGTGTTCGAACACACCAGTACATTGACTTATGCAATGGATGTTTTAAGTATGTTCGAGATGAGATTGCCGCTGTCGGTAATGTACGATTGATCAACGAAGGAGATGATGACATTGTAAGTAAACGTAACATTGATGAAGAATGACTTGACAACTTTGTTTTTCTCTGATACCCTAAATCTATATAGGCTATGTAGGCTACTTAGGCTATGTACTATGTATATACTATGTACTTATATTTAATATATACTTAGTACTTAGACTATTTAGCCTATGTACAGTAGGGCTTAACATAAGGATTGTTCGAAATGTACCCTGATGATGAGTTTTTACCTGA